TAGTAGAAGTTGCCGATAATTGATCTAAAACATTATATGAAAATACTTGGATTGTATAAGTTCCTTTTCGACTGTTCATTATTTCAAAATCAGGTCTTGATACCTTTTCACTTATAAAGTTCTCATCTTCAAATCTATAGTTAACCTGATACTGCACAACACCGACAATAGGTTGCCAACTAATAACAATTTTTGATACAGCCTGATTATTAATAGGAAATATTCTTTCTACAGCATTTAACGCAGAAGGAGGTTCAGTAAGTGAATTTAATTTAGATACAGTTCTTGCTGTTAATGCTTCTCCATCTTCAATAAACGCATACTTTCCTTCAACATAAGATAACGCGGTAATTGCATAATTTATACCATCTTGTTCCTCTACTGTTATTACTCTGAATAATTGAGATTTAACAGTTACGTTTGATATAAGCCAGATAGTGTTTACGTTGGGTGTTTGTGAAAAAGCAGAACTTACAGTTATAGTCCCATTTGATACAGATGAGATTGCCCTACTTTCAGCCGTTCCATCGGGTAAAAGTACACTTAGGGTTGCATCTCCAACAGGATTTCCGCTTGTATCTACAGCAAAATCTGTTGCAGAAGTATCATCGACAGTAACAACAGTTGTAGAAGTAACAGTTTTCAGTCTTCCACCTCTTCTTACTCCTGCTCTCACTGGATCTTGTATTTCAATAACTGCACCAGGTCGTACAACTATCCCAGAATCTATAGATGTTGTGAAAGTGCAGACCTCAGATTCATTATTTTCAGCGAACAATATTGCCTTCCCCAATCTTCGGGCTTGACCACGGGAAGTACACGCAAATGCTTTTACCTGTTTGACCACAGTGCCTATCTTGGATTTTATCGTGGCATCTTCTACAACTTCAAAATCTACTTCCTGACTATCCATGTTGTAGTAAGAAACAGATACAACACTATGTCTGGTTTTTAGACTACTTCCTGCATAACTGAATCCACCCTCTCCCACATTCGATAGATTAAATAGATAGCTTGCATCAGTTGGTTTGTCCTGTGTAATTGTTATCGAACCAGCAGACCAGATTGGCATACATCTCATTACACCAGCCAATTCATTTATTAGGTCAAATGCCTCTCTTGGGCTTTGAATATTTACGTTGCAACTAAATCTTGCTTCCTGTCCTCCAGCACCATCATCGACAAGAGTGTTAGCGAATTTACTGGCTGCTACAAAACTAAAAAGATCAAGAGAACTGTCTGTTATATGAGCACCAAATCCATATCTGTCATTAGTTAAAATATCGAGCAGCACCATCGAAGGGCACGAAGTCCATACAGCAGCACCCATAACTCCGTTAAAAATATATCCGTCTGGGTACACTATTCTGCCCGTAGCACTGTCCACGCTCGGAGTACCAGAACTAGATGCTCCTGCTCCTGGGATTCTTACTTTTATTCCTCTGATTCTAAATTTACGCGCAGGGATAGAACTAAACTGCATCGAGTCTAGTCTTATTGAACTATATGCACTATTTAAATATGTAGAAGCATCGTCAATAATCTCTCCAAAACTTGTCCACTGAAAACTGTCTCTTAAATTAGTATCTGTGCTATCTGCTGTAACTCTACTAACTCTTATATCTACAGGAAACGATCCAGTGATATTTACACGATAGTCTTTTTGGTACGCATCTCCACTTCTACCTCTAATAGTGTCAGTGATAACATCAGTAAAACCACCAGAATTATATTGAACAGCAATTTTAAGTTGAACAGAAGAACCTAATAAATCTCCATTATCAGTAGCTTTTTGTAGTTGTGGAAATGTAATAGATACTTTTACAGCATCAACATTAGTATTTGTTATCTGACGAGTAACAGGAGTACTTGCAGTAACCTCTACACCAACACTGGTTGTTGATACACTACTTTCAATCCCAGGTATTTTAGTTTGACTGCCAGTACCAAATCGAGGAGTAAATTTTACATCTTGAAAATTAAAATCCGTAGTTTGTGGGTCTGTAGAATCTGCTGATGCTCTTAATACTGGAGTGTCATTAAGAAAAACATCTTTTAATGCAGCATTATTATATGCAGTTGTACCTTTTGTTCTGCCCTCTTTAGATGCTGTTGCAAAACCCTCTATCTCTCCTTCTGAAACAAGATCAAGAAAAGTAGCAAACTGTCTACTGTGAAGAGTATCAGGTTCTCTAGTCGGTTGGGGAGGAGATGGAGGTGGATCATTACCTTTTGCACCTCTAATAAGATGTTTCTTTTCAATCATGCTTGTACTTGCTCCGTATCTATGGAACCACTGATTACCACTGATCCCGTAAAAATTTCCCCGAATACCAGAGGTACGGGAGTTCCAGCCCGCCCCGTCTGCTGCGTTCCACCAAAACTGAATGATAGTCTGGGATCTTCTTCAGAATTAAATTCTTGTCTTTTAGGTAAAGGAGTCAGCATCTCAGACACTCCAGTAAGCACTAAAGCTATACCCAGATTTCCTACTCCTGCCATAAATGCACTAGGGGCTGCACCTGTAGCTATAAAACCTACTCCTTTTGACCCAAAAGAAAACCCTGCACCTGGGGCTGCTATTGCTAAACCTATAAGTGCTGCTCCTAGTAATATTTTTCCGAAGCCTCTACCAGCACCACTTATAGCAGGAACAAAATGTATATCTTGTTTTCCGATTGGATAATCAATTTCTGATTCATCAATAGCGTAGTTACCAACTTTCACTTGGTAATACTTTGGACTCATATATTTCTCTATACCTTCAAAGTTATTTATCAAAAAACTAACGGCACTTGCTAAAGTATCTGCTTTTACTTCAAACTCTTTATGGCCTACAAAGTCTGCAAGTTCTCCATATAATTTTATTTTACGAAGCATAACGATACCTCTTTCCTGTACATTTTAGTAACCAAGGAGAGTATGGCTCTCTACAAGATAGTCTATCGGTTAAATGATGCAGTACATCATCTCCAAGAAAAATAGCTACATGATTTAAAGTTGAATCTAAAATGCTCATCAGTAAAACATCTCCAGCTTCTAACTTTTCATCAGGTCTAAGTTCTCTGAATCCTGTTCGCCACGCATAGCTTTCAAACAAGGGATCTTTCATAAACTCTTCTGGAGTGATTGGTCTTTCATAATCTTTTAACTCTATACCTTTTTCCTGTTTGTAATAATCTCTTACCAGACTCCAGCAGTCTGTAATACCCCACACCCATTGCCTGCCCAATAAAGGTGCTTCATATCCCTGTGGCTCGTAATATCCCCATTGTTTTGTTTTTGGATTTACTATGTGCCAAGGAAGTTTACTTTGTTCGCAAGCAACTTTATCAGCTTGGCTAGCAGCAGGTGGTGTTGTCGGGTGACTATGAACAACAGCAACAATATCTCCTAAACTATCTGCTTTTACATAATCTTCTGGATCAAGAATAAAACATTGATGTGCTGTCATTGAAAGATTACGACAGGGATAATATCTTTCTTTTCCTCGTATGTTCAACAAAAGACCAACAGATTCTTTTGGATCTTCTGTTTCAGCATGATTAAGTGCAGCGTCTTTCCAATTCATGAAGCAATCGTACCAATAGAGGGAAACTCAGCTCTAGTACATTGTCTTTGTGGAGCACGAATACCAGCAAGATCAAATACAGCAGCTAACTCGAACTGGACTACATCTCTGTTTTCTGCTGATTTTCTATCAACTTTGTATATTTCCTGCGGAAACTCTGCTGTATTATCTGGTGTGCCGTAAGGGTTTATGTCTCCAGGAAAATTAACGGCATCTAAAAATCTAGCAAGAGTTCTAATCCTAGTAACTGTTGCACCTGTTAAGTCATTACCAGTAGTTGTGGCATTAACGTCAATTAAAATAGCACTTATTGTTCCTAGTGCATTACTGACTGTTAATGTAGGGCGAGGTAGTTGTCCTTTTGTAAAAGCAAATCCTTCTGCCTCTATTGGAAATCTCTGATATGTGTTCCCTGCCCAGACTATTTCTCCGTTGTCCTTCAGAGATGAACCAGCATGGAATCTATAAACTGTGCTCGATCCATGTAAACTGCTGTCTAAAGTAAGAGTAAATAATTCAATTATTGCTGATGGGTTTATATTCTGAAGATTGCTAACGATAGCAGCACTACTCATGGTTCAAACACCTCTCTAAATGTTGTTTGGATCGTGGCTCTATTGTTATATGGTATAGATTTTGTCCAGTTTTCGCAAACATACTGTCCAGCACCCGATAAAGTAATCGAAACATTACCACTATTGGTAGCACTGGCAGCAGCAGTAACAGTAAAAACATTTGAATCAGTAACCGAAGCGACAAGAAATGTACCATCAGTTGCCGATCCAGAAGTGTAATCAATAGTAAGTTCATCTCCTACAGCCACCCCATGACTTGTAATTGTGATTGTTACTGTAGTTCCTGATTGAGAGTAAGTTCCTGTTTTGGTAAACCCTTCTCCTGGTGGAGTAAAAGTAAAGCTAGCACTATCATTTGCACGACTATCAAGGAATCCTTCTATGGTATCTGCATCTGTTTCTGATACTTCAAAAGTAAAGTTATAAACTTTTGGATTTTGATGAGCAGCAAGTCCAAATAATATTCTGTGTTCATAGCCATCAGCAAAACGAACTGTTCTAGTATTTGGTGCGGATCTTTTCTGCTGTCCGTATGTTGGTGTGATTGATGGAAAAGTAGCCATTATGCAAGTAAACCTCCAGGTCTTTTCTGCTTAATTAATTCTGATTGTACCGCTACTGATATAGCTTTACCTAACTCTCTGCCTTCTTGTTCATCTCCTTCCACATTAGATCCAGAAGCATCTACATTTACCACAATATTCATAGATCCACCGAGAGCATGGTTTGGTGTAACCATACCAGAAACTCCAGGTGTAAATAGTTCTGGTCCACGTTCTCCTACAAGATACTGACTTCCTCCTTTTACTGAACCTCCTCCTGCTCTTACTCCTACTGTTAAATCAGTGTGTTGACTCAGAGGATTTCCTAATGGACCTAATGGTGCTCCTCCAAATGGACCTTTGTTAAATAAAGAACCTAGTCCACCGAATATTGAACCAAATAATCCTCCACCGCCCAGTGTGCCCTGTGGATTGCCAAAGAAAGCTAAATTAAACGCTGTGTCTATCAGTTTGTTCAACACATTATTTAATAGATCGTTAAGTGTTGACGTTCCACGGATCATTCCCTGTATTCCCTGTGATATGTCGGTTGCTATTGATTGTCCTAAATCTTTAAACGATTGTCTTATTTTTTCTGCTAGTTCTGCTTGTTTTTCTAGATCTTTATTTAGTTTCATAGTATCTTCAACTCTCTTTTTATCTATCTCATTTATCTTTGCCCCTGCGTCTACCATCTCTTGTATTTTTGCTTCAACCTCTTGAGCTAACTGTACTTCTTCAAAGTTTCCATTTATTTTTGCTCTCAATAAATCATTCTGTTGTCTTATCTTTTTAAGTTTAGAATCTTCTATCATTCTTATATTTCTAGCTGTTATTTCAATCTTTCCTAGTTCAGCCAATTCTTGTTTTCTGGCTTCTATCTGTGCTTCTAGTCTTTTACGTCTTGCTCTATTTTGTCTGTTACCCGATATTCCTGCTAGTTCTTCCTGTAGTCCTAATAAAGTTGCATCTGTGGCTCCACCACCAGCAGCCACTTGCTCTGCTCTTTGTTTTGCTTTTAACGGACCAGCAAAAGGAGTTGCGAGTAATTCAAAGAATGGAGCTAGAGCAGCTTGCATTTTTGTCATTGCCAACGTAAATGCGTTAGCCAGTAATTGACTTGTTTCTCCAAACTTCTTCAAGTTTTCTACTCCATCAACTCCAATAGCTTTGTTCATGCTCTCAGTTACAGCAGCTAATGCAGCTTGTTTTCCCTGTGTTTCTTCGATTAGTTTTAATCTTCTTTCTTCTTCTGTTCCAGCTATGCCTAGTGACGCGGTAAGTGCCTCTATATTTGGAGTTATGGAGTTAAATGCCTGTCCTAATTGTGATACAGCAGCTATTGTGTTCTGTACTTGCTGAACTATTGCTGTAGCTGCGATACCTCCTGCAAAACCACCCATTTGTCCGAACATTCCACCGATACCACCGCCAAGACCACCAGCTAAAGCACCTACAGGACCTTGACCAAATAGCAAAGGAAAACCACCACTTATCAAAGCACTGCCAAAATCAAAACCTCTGGTAGGCGAAGGTAATCTAAATCTTGGTATGTTTCTACTAAATCCACCAGCTTGCCCTGTTGCTTTGACTCTTTGATCTAACATCTGAGCACTAGGTAGAGCTAACATACTTCCACCTGGTCCTCTGGTATTTATCAAGCTATCCTGGAATTTGCCTACACTTATTCCTAATTGACCAAACTGATTAGCCAGTTTATTTACATTAGCTACTTGTCGTTGGATAAATTTATCTTCTTTAACTCTTTCAGCATTTTGCTTGGCAAGCAGTCTTAGTTTGCTTTGCTCAAACTTTATTCCCATTCTTATCTGTCTGTTTATTCTATCAATACTTCCAAACTCTTTCCTGTTTCGGGCATCAACCAGTTCGCCCATTTTTGCTCTTAGTTTAGCGGTTTTAACTCCTTGAGCTTCTAATTCTCTCAGTTTTACTTCAAAACCTAATCTTTTTTCTGATTGTGCAAGTATTGTATTTATATTCATCGGGGCCTGTCCTGCTCCAATGTTTACTCTTGAAGGGTCAAATGATGCTTTTTTTGCCGTATTTGCTGTGTCTTGGTTTTTCTTCAGTAAAACTTGAGCCTTTTTTATTCTTTTGTCGGCTAAAAGTAAATTTTTCTTAGCTAGATCAAAATCTTCCTGACTTGCAGCTACATTTGCTGCTCTTATCTTTTTCTCTACTTTTTTTATATTTACTCCTTTCTGCTCCAAAGGAAGAGCTTTTAGAGTAAGACCTAACCCTCTATTTTTTATAGTAAGCTGTTGGTTCTCTATTTTTAATAATTGCTCTTCTGCACTTAATTCTTTTTTTGCTGCTCCACCCTTTTTTGTAGTTAAGCCATCTATACCCTTTTTTAAATTTTTAAGATTAGCTTCCGCTTTTTTGGTATCTAAACTTATATTTACGCTATATTCGGATGCCACTGATTTTTGCAGAATACACGGATATTAGAAGTTTAGCGTACTTTACGAACTTGGGCTTGTCTTTTTGCTTTTTCGTAGGCTTCTTCTTCTCGTTCAGCTTTAATTGTAAAGTAAGCGTTCCAAGCATACAATTCTTGGGTAGACATTTTTTCTCTTATTTCTCGATGGGTGTAGCCTAGTTTTTCTGCAATAAAAAACTGTAAGTATGTAAAATTATCTTCTTTTAATTTAGCTTTTTACGGCATCAGGGCTGACCTCCTCGCCCATGCCTTGCATCTTAGTCATAATATCTAGCAAAACTGACAGAGGTATTTCTCTTCTAAGTGATGGTAAATCTGCTGCTGTAAACATCTTCGCACCTGATTCATCCTCTGCTTTTGTAACAATAACTTGTAGGGCAAAATCAAGACTTCCTTCTTCCTGACCTTTGTTCATAGCTATTAGTGTACTGTTTATCGTGTCTCTGTCAGCTATGGTAAGGGGCGACCAGAATATTTTTAGTATTAGTTCTTCTCCTTTAAAAATAGAGTAGCTACTACGCTCTTCGACACTAAATGCTTGCTTTAGTTTGTCGATTGCTCTTACTGTTGGCATAAAAAGTTATATCTATTCTTGTAGTATAACTCAAAGTCTAATTATTGTCTTAATCATATGTAAATGTTGCACCAGAGACAAATCCAGCAGATTGAAAACCTTTTTCTAAGTCTTGGAATAAATAATCTCCTAATAAATAGACATCGTACCAATCAGGTTGGTTAGGTATTGGTGTTGTATTGTACCCTTCTTGAAAAGATTGACGATACATTCTTCCATCGTAAGGACTTGGTTCCTCATCTATTACAAAACCAGCATATTTAGTCTCGTTTCCTATGTATAAAATTTCCGATAATTTTGTTTTAATTACTGGTTCTCTTTTTTGTATTCTAGTAAAAGCAGTTCTGACTAAAGCTTTTGCTCCCGTTTCATCTCTAGGTTTTGTAGGAGCTACAGGTGTATTCTTTTGAACTTTCCATGATCTGTTAAAAGTTCCTGTCCATATCGGACTTCGATTTGCTAAAGAAAAAGCAATAGTTGATGCTGCTGCCCCCTTACCTTGAAGAAAACTTTTTTCTAAATCATCAACTAAAAATTTTATGTCTCTAGCCATTAGCCGTAAAATTGCAGTTTACTACGCTGATAAAATGGCTTTGATTATCGTTTGTAACAGATGTTGGACCGCTTATGGGTCCTACTCTCGGAGTAACCGAAAAAGTATCTGAATAGTCAGAAGCGTTTACTGATGTCATTCCATCAATTACTGATTCAGCTATAGCAGAAGCTACTGCACTTCCTTTATTAGATGGTGTCATAATCGCACATCTAATTGTTCCTGCGTAATAATCTGTAGCTGCACCTTGAGGTTGAGTTGTTGATTGGTCAAAGTCTAAACTTACCATCACATACTTTTTGTTTTTACCTGGAGTTGTAAAGGGCATATTATCGAACACCAGCGTAACTGTGTTGTCAGCAGCAGTTACGGCATTTTTGATTGCGGTTTCAAATGCTGCTCGTGCGTTTACTAAAGTCATTAGAAAATAACGTCAATTCTGAATAGATATTCTTGACCGCCACGCAAAGTTCTTACATCTGTAATCTTCGCAACTCTGGTCGATCCAGAAAATGTAAGAGTAACCTCATCTGATAGTAGCGGTTGGCTGTCTCCTATAAGATCAGGTGTTATAAAAATTCTAGCTACGTTTTCCTGGAATCCTGTTTCTTCTGTGGATTGTATGAACTCCACGGGAACTTTTATTGTGTAGCTGGTGTCACTGGTAGTTACTGCACCAGTAGATGTATTGTATGACGTAGATAATTTTCGAGTGTAAATAATAGTTGTGTCTAATGAGTCTCCTAGTTGAGACACCACCTGTTTAGCTACGTTTTTTAGTAGTGAGTCTAGTTGTCCTGCCATTATCCTCTAACCGCCCTAAGTTGGAAACTGCCAGCACCGCCTAGCATATACGCTCCAAGATAACTTTGTAGCCATGGGTAAACATCTAGAATATTATTTATAGATCCAGTTCCCTGACTTGCAGTGTTGTATTTAACTTGAATATCCCCTAGTTTTACTTCTTCAAAATTTCCGTCTTTTCCTGTAGTTCCTGTTATTGCATCTGTGTCGTTTGCCAAAGCTCTGGCTAATTCATATTGTGCATATTTAATTGGATTAGGAATTTTAGAACAAGCCAGTTCGACACCATCTACTTGATAATTATTTCTTGGAAACTTTAATGCCTGTCCGTCATCACATCTATCTCCATAAAAAACTAAAGTATCAATCCATCTAGCAGCAGATATTAATGATCTTTTCTTTTGATCGTCTGTTTTATTTGTCCAAGTAGAAGAATCTGGGGAAGTATCAAAATAATCATTAGCTTCTGTCAATGTGACATAGCTATTGGCATTCTCTCCTTTTATTGTTGCGTCTATAGTAGCTGCCACGATTATTAAAGTAATTTAGTTTTATTGTAGCGTAAAGAAAAAACCCCACCAATATTTGATGAGGTTTTTGATGACCACTTTCTAATACT